CGGTAATGCCATTGACCAAACAGGTACAATTGACCGTGAAGGTTACGATAGATTGTATTCTTTGATTGGTACAAAAGCAACGGTTGCTGCAAGATTCGGCCCTGCATCTCCTGTATCCGGTGATATTGTTTATTCCGGAAGCATCTTTGTTACTTCAATGAAGTTAGATGCAAAGGATAAGGATTTGATGAAGTTCGATGCTGAATTTGGTGTAGTATTCCCCCCACTTGCACAAAGTAAAACCTACTAATTTATGACACCATACGAACTACAGATTTCGGGGGGTGTTCTTAAATTGGAATGGGGTACATGGGCGATGCACCGCTACTGCGAACTGAATGGAGATATTCCCATTAGTAAGTTGTTAAGCCTATACAATGGTGAGGTGTTTTCCTTTAAGCACATTATAACAATGGTGCAGGCAGCAAGTGAGAGTGCAGGATTGGTGATAGATGATAGGACTGCTGCAAGGTACATTGATGAAGCAGGCGGGGCCAATGGTAAGGCGGTGAATGAGTTTATCCACTATACTATAAAGTGTATGACTCCAGATGTGCCAACGGATGAAAAGCCTGTGGAAGAAAAAAAAAGTTAAGGGAAAAGACTTGGGATGAGATTTTGATTCTCGCCATCGAAGCAGGGCTAACAATAGAAGTATTTTGGCGGCTTACGTGGCGAGAATTTCTTTTATACAGGAAAGGATACGAAGCAAAGCAGTTAGCCGAATGGCAACGTACACGAATGATAGCGTATATTATTTATTGTACTAACACCGAAAGCGGCAAGCGAAAAGATATAGCAGAGTTCTTACCTTTGTCAACAGATGAGCAACCGGATCGCGGAGAGAGATTAACGCAGGAACAATTTATAGAGAACATGAAGAAACTTAGTCAAGCAATATAAGATGGCAGAAGAAAAACTCCGGATAGTATTAACCGCCGATAATAAGGATGCGCTTGCAAAGTTAGAACAGACTATTGCAGGGCTTGATGGCGTTGAAAAGGCAAGCGGTAAGGCGGGAGGTGCAACTACTAAACTCGGCACCAACTTTACCGGACTATCAAGGGTTATTCAGGATTTGCCATTCGGATTTATGGCAATACAAAACAACTTAACTCAATTATTGCCGGCGGCAGGGGCGTTGGGATTAGGATTTAGTGTTTTAACTACGGCATTTACATTTGCAGGAGTAGGGCTTGATTATTGGAAAAAAAGTTTAGGTGGATTAGTTGGGGATACCGAGGCGGCTGTAAAAGCAAATGATGATTATATATCAGGGTTGGCAAAGGAACAAGTTTCACTTGATACATTATATACAACTGCTACAAATGCAAACGTACCATTAAAAGCAAGAAATGCAGCAGTAAAGCAGTTGCTTGATAATTATGGAGCCTATTTTGAAGGGTTTTCCAAAGAAGCAATAATGGCCGGCGAGGCAGGAGCCGCTTACAAAAATCTTTCAGATGCAATTATTTCAGTAGCAAGGGCAAAGGCTGCTCAAAATTTAATGACTGAAAAGCAGACTGAATTATTAAAGTTAGAAAAGGAAGCAACAGATAAAGTAACGGCATCAAATAAAGATTTAGAATCTGTTAGTACTGGTTCTAAAGATAGGGGAAAATTTAGGTTTGGTTTTGTAACTGATAAAGCAGCAAAAGAAGGTGTTAATGAGCAACTTGTAAAGGATTTAGCTGATAATGCTGCAAGGCAGGAAGCTATAAAAAAAGATATGCAAGACCTGAAAAATAAAATTCAGGCAAATACGGTTGAGCCTTTAACTTTAGACAAAACAACAGGCGGGGGCGGCAAAGGTTCTACTGAAAAAATCAACGGGGTATTAGAAAACTACATGAACAATCTCAAGGAGATTCTTCCGTTGTTAGATAGATTCAACGCTCAAAATGATAGGTTAAACTTCGGGCAGAAAGGCGGGCAGCAAACTGAAATGGTTGCTCCCAATCGTAACACAGGCTCACAGGATTTACAGAACTTACAATTACAAGTTACTGCGAACAATACGCTGAATAATGCGCTTGCCGTAAGGAATTCGGAACAGATGCAGTACGAACAACAATTAAGAGAATCGCAAGCGGCTGCACTTACAAATAATTTAATGAATAGCGTAACTGGGTTATTTACTGCTATGCAAAACGGTGCAAGTTTAGGCGAAGCATTTGGTAATATGTTTAAGCAAATTGCTATTGACATTGCAAAGGCAGCAGTACAAGCGGCAATATTTCAGGGTATTATGATGGCATTGAATCCGAAGGAAGCCGGCAAGTTTGGTGTAGGATTCCTGTCCGGATTCAAGAAACTTCTCGGCTTCTCACAAGGCGGCACCGTTTCCGGCCCACAATCCGGCTACCCTGTAATGCTACACGGCACAGAGCATATTGTACGCCCCGACCAGATGAAACAAATCATTGCATCGGCATCGCAGATGGGGGGGAGTGGTGCAAGCAAGGTAGTGGTAGAGGGTAGAATAATGGGGCAAGATATTTGGTTAAGTCAGCAACGAACTAATACATTCAGAGGGCTAACAAACTAAAATGGCATACGGAAAGAAATACATATTTTCAGCTATCAGCAAATCGGGGTTAACCTATACTGCTGAAATGTGGGAGAATGATTACACGGGGCCCGAGTACAATGTAAACTCCGGTATGAGTCCATTCGTGCTAACCTGCGCAGGGTCGGGCGATGACCCATTCCAACCAATACTACCAACGATATTCAACATCCGAGCAGACTTCACCGATTTTACAGGGCCTTACCCGGATTTGGTTTCTACGGATGACAGGAAGTATTACGTTCGGTTTGTTGCCAATAATGGAACGTACTTTGTATGGCAGGGGTTTGTATTAATGGATAGCATAGCCATACAATTTACAACTGGCAGAAACTTTGTTGATATTATTTGTGTAGATGGGTTAGGGTTACTGAAAACCGTACCATATCAACCTTCATCCGCAACAATTAACACATCCGAATCGCTACTGCAAATTATCCGCAACTGCTTACTGAATATAGCTTATCCGGTTACAATCTATATCAATTCGGCTATCAATTATTATGCTACCGCCCATAGTACGGCTGAATCTTATATCCGCAAAACTCACATATTCCCAACTACTTGGACTAACAATGATTATACGTTCAAAAGTTGTTACGATGTGTTACAGGATATTTGTGTGGCACATGGAGCGCAACTATATCAATCGGGTGGTGAGTGGTGGATTACCTCGGTAAATGAAAGGGCATCCGATACGCTGCGTGTATTTCGTACCGATAGCACAAGCGCAACCGATACCTTGAGTACGGTTAACATTAACAGAAGAATAACACCATACCTAAGTGATGTTAGTACACCTTATTACTTTATTGATAATAGCCAAACTAAAGTAATTAAAAAGGGCTTTACATCGCTTGAGGTTATATCTGATTTAAACTATGCACAAAACACGGTTGATAACGGCAATATGTTTTTATTAACAGGTGGTATTCCTACTAATTGGAGTAGGTCGCTTGGCACAGGTGGTACTTTTACAATGACTACGGTTGATGGAATCTATGGAGCGCAAATTACTTCTGGTACTACTAACACTACGCTAAACGCTTTATCCTGTGGGGTTGTTAATGAGGGAGATATTCTTACTATTGAATTTCAAACTAAATGCAATGTAATTGGTGATTTGGAGGTTGAAATTTTATTGACTGCTGGGATGTCTACTTCAAGGTATGTTCAAGTTGCATCAGGGGCAGGAACGTGGGGCCCATCGCCAACGTACTACTTAGATGAAATTACTAATACTAATTTACAAAATCGTACAATAACAACTACGCCTGCACCTGGTACAGGTAATCTTACTATTTCATTTAGGACAATTTCAACAGGCATAACAAGCATATTTATTGCTAATCTAAAAAAGACTGCCTCCTCTACGTTAGCAAAAAAGCAAACTTTATACAATCAGACATCTAATAACCTTTATAAGAAGTCTATTAACTCGCCCATTGGCGGGCCATTCCCATCAACAAACGTATCGCAAATACAATCTATTTTATCCGTTTCAGATAATGCACTTGTAACATTTTCTCGGTTTTCCGGTGGCCCCTCTTACGCCAATTTGACTGCGTTACTATTTAGCCAATTGTATAATATTTACGGCAAAGCAAATATTAACCTACAATTAACGCAATACAATTTATTCACCGGATCAAAAGTAATCGGGTTGGTTGATAACTTTGGAGTCGAAGACCCAACATCCGTAATTAGCATAAATACTGCAAGGTTTACGTATAGCAGTTGCACATTAGATTACGTTAACAACACAATATCCGGTACTGCATTAGAGGTATCTAATACTAATTTGCCGTACACATTAGTAAGTTCAATACCGCCAACACCGCCAACACCCTGCTTTAATTGGTACAATAATTCAGCAGCCAACTGGTTAGGCGATTACGTTGCATGTGATGGAACTTCTTACCCGGCTGCAACATTAACACCTGGGCAGTTTGTATGCGCACAGGGTACACCCTTTACATTAACAGGCACCGATTTAGAACAAGGCGCACAATGCTAATTATATGACCCCCGTAACCGGCCAAAAGCTAAACATATACCGCTACAACTCAATCGCAATGACTGACACGTTAATTGCTTGTGCAAGGAATTGCACATTCAGCGTGAATGTGAATGAGATGGAAACCACAGGAATAGCATCCGCATGGTTCAAAGAATCCCGCCCGGATGTGGCATCGTGGTCAATCTCCTGCGATGGGTTGGTGGTACTCGATGATTATTCGTACCTGTTTATGCTGAACTCCCAACTTGCCAGGGAGATAGTATCTTTCAAGTTTGTGATTGATAACGGTACTACAGGAGGGTTGGTTATCGTATCGGGCTTAGTATGGTTACAATCAATCTCATTACAGGGCAATAATAAGGACATTAGCACCTACCAGGTAAACTATCAAGGTACAGGGGCATACTCATTAGCGGGTACAACCATAACGCCTACAGGGGTGGTTATTAGCGGAACTACTACGCAGGTATTACAATACACCGCCGGGGGTGGGGAAACATCGATTGTTATACCGGGCGGGGCGGGAAAGACTATGCTCTATGGTAGCCGTGGCGGTACATCGTTTGAAACGATTGTTTATTCGGGAGTACCAGGTACAGGGGCAAAGTGGACTATCTCAAGTGGTACGCTTGAAGTAGATGCCGGAGTGCCGTTCTTTACAGGGGAGAAAATTATTATTTTAGTACAATAAACACTAACTATGTTACAGAGATTATTATTAATTACCCTCACTTTATGTTCACTATCTGCATCCGCACAATGGCAGCAAACAGGTAGTAAGGTACGTTACGTTAATGGGTTGGGTATTCCCACTAAAGACACCGCCGCCGGGGTGAGTGCTGATAGTTCGCAGATAGTTATTAGGCCGGCTGATTCATCTCTCTATGTGAAGTACAAACGTACATGGATTCGTGTAGGCGGTGGCGGTGGGAGTATTGGTGGTAGTGGTACTACGAACTATGTGCCTAAGTTTACTGCATCGGGGTTTATTGGTAATTCGCAGATATTTGATAATGGAACGAATGTAGGGATTGGTACAGTAAGTCCAGTTGCAAAACTTGATGTGGTAGGAAATGCTAAGTTTAGTGGTTCGCTAACTACCTTGGGTGATATTTTTATAACAGGGACAACGAAGGCTCTTGTTTTCAATAGTGCAGTCAATTTTAACACGCAAATTTATGAGCTTTCAAATAGTTTAATTTTTCGAACTGGGGGAAATGATAGAATTATTGTTGATAGTATAGGCAACGTAGGTATAGGCTACACCGCCCCTGCTGCAAAACTATCCGTATCAGGGACAACCCTAATAAACACCAACACCGATAACGGAGTTGATAAATTACAGGTGAATGGGAGTGGATTAGTTACAGGCAATTTTGTGGCAGCAAGTACATCCGGTAACGTATCTTTGAGAAATACTGCAACTACTTATGCCGTAAATATTACAACAGGTGCAACATCTGGAATAGGAATGTATCAAGATGCAGGAACTGCCGTAATCATTGGCACAAATGCTGCCGTAAGTGCAGTGTCACCTATATCAATAAGAGGTACAACGGTTGATTTAGACAATAATTTAAAGGTAAATGCAGCAGGCAGAGTGTTAATCGGTAATCCAACGCCAAATGATATTACAGGCGAAGCAGTGCAAGTCAATGGAGCAATAATATGCGACCAATTCAAAATATGGGGGCTTAACACCGCCCCCGCATCAGCATCAGCAACAGGCACGCTCGGCGAGATAAGAATAGACGCAAACTACATTTACATTTGCACGGCTACCAACACATGGAAACGTGTAGCAATCTCAACATGGTAATGAGTTACCTATTCATCATACTCGCCGGCTCATTTAACGCATGGATGGATGTACTCATGTGGCATTACGATAAGTCAGTATTCCAATACTGGAATCGCAACTTTTGGAATCCTAACTATTCATGGCAGGTAGTAAAGCCAACCCTCGGAATCGTTCGCTTAGATGGATGGCATATTGTAAAGTACGGTATGCTCATATCAATTGCAACCGCTATTTATTTCGGAGGCGGTAACGTACTTTTGCTAATGTTAGCATGGTCGCTTGGATTTGAAATCACTTATAAATTATTACGCAAATGATAACCGCAATTCTTACATCAATTCTAATCAGCACTACTCCGGTAGACACTATCCCTTCTGCAATACAAGTTAAGCCTGTAGAGTTCAACCGCCTAACTAAAGACACGGTAACACAAATTACTTGGACTGTTTTTGGACTTGGAAGAGATACAACGCAGGGCTGCAATACCTACGTGGTAGCCTATGACCGGAAGGGGCGCAAGGTTACAGATGGCAACGTACCTATCCCCGCTCACATAGTTCAGCAATGGGGAACGGATAACACCCTTATAGATGATTTCATTCTCAATTTCTATAAATTAATAAAGCGTTAATAATGGAGCAGCACGTTGATAGTACTTCGGTACGTGGGTTACTTTTAACAATGTCATTGTGGATGTTCGCTCACGTTACCGCCTCGCAGGTAGCAACCTACTGCACAATACTATCGGCAATCGTTACTATCATTGTTAACATACAAAAGTTTAAAAATGGCAAAGACAAGCATCGGGCTGACTAACGTAAACTATCCCGCCCCTAAATGGTACCGCAAATCCAAGAGGGTTATCGGGTTGTTATCCGGCCCTACCGTGTTGGCGGTATTTCAGATATTTAAACTGACAGACCACCAAATGGCAAGCGTGGCAACGGTGATAGCTTTTCTTCCTACATTACTTGAGGTATTTTCCGCAATACTTGCAAACGGCGAACAATATGCAGCTATCGATGAAAAGTCCGAATAATTCGGACAGTTGGGTAAAGTGGTGGTTACTTGCTATGGCTTTGCTATTCGTGCTGATTATGACATCATGCAATAGTGTGAAGAAATCGCAAACCACTACACAGGAACAAACTACAACAATATACCTACGTGATACGGTACACGTTAAAGTGATAGACACTTCCCGCATCGTAACCGAATTACAGGAATTTAATACAAAGACTATTGAACTATACGATACCGTTTATAAGGATGTGCCTGTACTTCGCCAACGGATAATATACGAGAACGTAAAGCAGCAACGCACCGAATCACAGGCAGGTATCACAAAGGATAGCGTATCGGGTAGCGTGAGTAATACGGTTGCACTTAGCAAAGTAGAATTAACAAGCAGTAAGAAATCAAACAGAATACCATTTATCGGAATTATAATCGGAGGAATTGTAATAATTATAATCTATGGCATCCGTAAAACCAATCGTTTCTTTAATTGAGTATAAGGCGATGTTTGATTCGATGCAAGTCGATGAGGACAAAGCAGCCGAAATAGCTAAAGCCGTTGCACTAATCAACAAAGGCAAGCAGCGTTACTTATCCGTAACCGCAAAACTGAATATAAAATGCCCTTGGTACGCTCTGGGCATAGTTCACTACTTAGAAGGCAGTTGCAATTTCTCAAAGCATATTCACAACGGCGATCCGTTAACCGCTCGCACTTGGCAAGTACCTGCAGGCCGGCCATTGTTACCGCCACAATTCGGTAAGTCATACACATGGGAGGAATCAGCAGAAGATTGGTTTCGCTTAAAGAATTGGCATAAATGGCAAGATTGGGGGGTGCAGGATATGTTGTATAGATTTGAAGCAAATAACGGATTCGGGTATCGTAAGCGGTCGGTTGCTACTCCTTACCTATGGAGTTTCAGCGACCATTACGACAAGGGCAAATTCGTAGCAGATGGCAAGTACGATGCAGATGCCGTGAGCAAGCAAGTCGGGGCGGCAATTTTGCTTAAGGAATTAATGTAATTTTACACTACAATTATAAATCATGGCAGTTTTTAATAAATTCGATTCGTTTGTGGAAGCAGTCGCAGAAAAGGTGCATAACCTCGGCTCTGACCAGTTAACCATAGCACTCACCAATACTGCTCCGGTGGCAGGTAATAGCCTACTTGCAAACATTACCGAGATAACTTACACCAACCTTTCTACTCGTAACCTTACCACTACCGCATCTTCGCAGACCGCAGGGCTTTACAAATTAGTAGTATCCGATATTACCCTTACATCTACCGGAGGTAGTACAGGGCCATTCCGGTACGTGGTGGTTTACAACTCTACGGCTGCAGGTGGGCCGCTTATTGGATTTTTCGATTATGGTAGTAGCATTACCCTGCTATCCGGTGAATCTTTAACGGTTGATTTTGACCAAGTTAATGGACTTTTAACTATTCAATAATGGCAGATAACGTAGGATATACACCGGGGGTTGGTGCCATAATCGCAGCAGATGATATAGGTGGCATCCTGTATCAAAAGGTTAAGATGATACACGGGGCAGATGGTATCGCACATGAAACGGCGGATGGCAACCCATTGCCCGTAACCGCTAAACAGGAGTTAATGGAGGCAATAGAGGCCATGCGGATGGCGATACACTCACTAACACGTACTATCGGTTTAGCACAGGTTAACCCGCTTACAGGGCGTATGCTTGTTGACCCATCGGGGGTTACTTCGCCTGTATCTGGTACGGTATCCGCCAACCAATCAGGTACCTGGAACATAACCAACCTTGCAACCATTGGCGGTGTGGCTGCTAACTCACAGGTTCAATCATTTGAGAGAATGACTGCCGATAATTTAAGAAGAAATATAAACGTAACATAATGCCAACTACAAACGGAAATAGACAGATATTAGATTTAAAGAGATGGGAGCAAGTAACCCCTGCACCTTCGGCATCAGCAGCAGGTGCATTCATTGCATCTTCCCGGCACTTTAAACAGAATCAGTTATATGTCAACGGTGCAACTACCGCATGGCTTTACAACCCGAATGAAGATGGATGGGTACAACTTCCTTCGCCTGCATTAGCCGGGTCGGTATCAGCCGGGGCATCCGCTACTGCCGGGGCATGGAGTACAGGTACAACAATCGGTTCATCGCTGACTGCAACGGCAGGTACTACTTCGACAATTACAACTAACCAAACTATCGCCCGTTCATTAGCAGGGTATTCAATACATATCTTATCCGGTCCTAACGCAGGGGTTACGCTGCAAATCGTTTCTAACACTATCGGAACAAACGCAGTTATTACCGTAGCCACACAGGCATCGGCATTTACGGCATCAACCGTATATCGTTTATGCACTCCGGTATGGTACGTACTGGGCGCAGGTACTTTGGCAGCAGGTTCTTTCCGTAAATATGACTACGCAACAAATACATGGACTACCTTAACGATTACCGGATTACCTGCAACTATCGCAACGGATGGTAAGTTAATTGCAACTCCATCATGGTATGATCAGGATTATGTGCCATTAGCTTCCGGTACTGCAACTTCCGCAACATCTACCACTTTGGTAAATAACACAAAGACATGGACTGCATCACAATGGATTAACTCACAGGTTAGAATCGTATCCGGTACAGGTGCGGGGCAAATTCGTAACATTACGGCGAACACGACCGACACGCTCACCGTTGCAACATGGACTACAACACCGGATGCAACTTCGGTATATCAGATTAGCGGGAATGATAACTTCCTTTACTACATGGGTAACGGTGCAGTTACCATGTACCGCTACGATATAGGTGCCAACACTTGGAGTACCTTATCCCCCGGTGCAGCAAGAGCAGCAGCACCCGGAGCGGGGATGTCAGGGCATTGGATTTATGGTGTTACTAATAGCACATGGACAAATGAATCCGCTATTATCAATGGGCGTAGAATCTACTCATTCAGAGGTAATGCAGGTGCCGTACTTGATTACTACGATATTGCCGCCAATACATGGGTATCGGGAGTTACGTATGCACCTTTGACCGAAACATTTACAACAGGCACAAAGTATTCTTACTACGGGGATAACATCTACATTCAAAAGGATGCAACAAACAGATGGTTTAAGTACGATATAGCCGGGCAAGCAATGGAAGGATGGAACACTATGCCAGTTGTACAAGGTGCTGCCATTGTTGGCGATACGGCTTTTGATGTGGAGTATCAAGATGGCGCAACGGTGATAGTGTACATTTATATGCTGATGAACACATCAACTTTAATGTTCAGACAAATGGCAATTCAATAATATGACACAGGCAGAAACTAAAGAAATACTATCCAGGCAAATCAATCAACTTGAGATGCTAATTTCTGCCGCAAAGCAGAGGGGTGATTTGAAGGCAGCCATACAATTAACAACTGAATTAACAGAGGCAAAGGATGCTTTTAACGCTATTACGTAATACCGGTGCAGCAGGCAATACATTAACTGCTGAAAAGGGTACATACACCCTAACGGGTAACGTAGTAGATTTAAGGCAGGCATACCGCATAGCAGCCGTTGTAGCTGCGTTTACGCTCACGGGTAATGCCGCCAATTTTACAATAGGCAAATCACTTGTAGCGGATAAAGCTACCTACACGCTCACCGGAAACGATGCAGGCACAACGGCCAGCAGGCGAATCACATCCGATAAGGGAACATTTGTACTTACCGCAAACGATGCAACCCTGCAACGTGTTAGGGCTATCGCTGCCGAACGTGGTACCTTCGTACTTACAAGAAGGGATGCCGACCTAATAAAAAGTTCCACTACCCCAACGCTCACGGCTGCCCGGGGGGCGTTTGTGCTGACCGGTTCTGATGCGAATATCATTATACCTTTGTATCAGTTTAACGCAAACGTAACGATACAATCAGCGCAAACTACGCAGGTTAATATTGTTAGTCAGCAAAATAGTACCGTTACTATCAAAGATGAGCAAAGCACAACGGTAACTATACAGGAATCAAATGAGTATAACGTAACAATAACTTCAATATTTGAATCATGATATACAACGGCACCAACGTAACTATAAAGCTAACCGAAACAGGTGTTAATTTAAGTAGCCCTGCATCCGCTGACATTTACTATAAGAAACCCAATGGGGAAACAGGATCATGGGGCGCAACGATTATAGCTAACCATCAGATAACCTATACAACAACGGTTGGCGATATTGATGTGCCAGGGGTTTGGGTGTTGCAGGGATTCGTTGTTAAAGGCGGGGTAACTTACAAAACTTCAATCGCTCAAATGATTGTTGAGGCAAGTTTATGACACTATCCGATATAGCACGTTCATACAGAGATAAATACGGCATGGAGATGCCATCGCTGAAACTTGCACGGATAATGTACGCCGAAAATAAGCTATCGTTTAAGCACGTAGAAGCAGCCCGAAGCATACTTCGCAGGATTGAGGGGAAGAATCAGAGTCCAGAGAAAGCAATCAAAACCAAATATTATATGCCGACTGAAAGACCAAAGAACCCGTACAAGTTACCGGAATCATACCAAGAAGAACGCAAGCCGTATAAGCTACCGATTGCCTGTAACAACATACTTTTGATTTCTGATTTACACATTCCATACCACGATATTAATGCCGTTACATTAGCACTCAATTACGGAGTTGAAAATAAGATTAACACTATTTTAATCAATGGGGATTTAATAGATAATCACCAAGTAAGCAGGTTCGAGCGTGATCCAAAGAAGCGCTCTGTTAAACAGGAATTTGATGCAACAAAGCAGTTTCTTCGGGTATTACGTGAAACATTCCCAGATGCTCATATCTATTGGCTAAAGGGCAACCATTGTATAAGATGGGAAAAATTCCTACTGCAAAAAGCATCCGAAATATGGGATGACCCGTATTTTCATTTGGAGGAAAGATTACGCCTAAATGAAGAAAGGGTACATCTGTTAGATGATAAGGTACTTGTAAAAGCAGGTAAACTATCTATTACTCACGGGCATCATATATTTAAGGGTGTATTTGCACCTGTATCACCTGCACGTGGAGCGTTTCTTAGGGCAAAGCAAACCGTTATTGTTGGGCATTTACATAGGGCATCGCATCATCCGGAAATTACTTTAGATGGGGAAGTTATCAGTTGTTGGAGTACTGGCTGCCTGTGTGAACTTAGACCAGATTATTCGCCATTAGTAAGTAATAGCCAGCACGGATTCGCACACATTACGATTGAAAAAGATGGCAATTTTCATGTGAAGAACTTTCAGATAATAAACGGCAAATTGTACTGATAACCACGAACAAATTGTTTATATTTGTATAAATTTATTTATATGAATAATAATGAAAAGCAAAAATTGTATCGCATAAAGACAAATAACATTTGTACTAAAAAGTATGAAAAAACAAAAAAAGGATTTTTAGTAAGGCTTTATAGAAATATGTTGTCAAGGGTTAGCGGGGTTCAGTTTACTAAATTTTATTTATATGAAGGAAAAAGCATACTTGATAAAAATACTTTTTATGAATGGGCTTTAAATGATGATAATTTTAATAACCTATTCAGTAAATATGAGCAATCAGGTTACGAAAGGAAATTGGCACCAAGCGTAGATAGAATAAATAGTAATTTTGGGTATGAATTAAATAACATGGAATTTGTTACAATGAGCGAAAATAGCCGTAGAGGTGCAATATCAAGATATAATAAAGTCCTGTAGCCATGAAAGTAATCCACCGCAAATTAGGGAAAGAAAAAGCGTATGGATTAGCCCACTTAGACTCCAACACTATTGAGATAGATAGCCGACTGAAACCTAAGCATAAATTAGAGATTACCATTCACGAAGCGTTGCACATCCTGTATCCTCTGGAGTCGGAAACTGCCATTGTTCGCAAGTCTAAGCGGTTATGTGCGGTACTTTGGAATGAGGGGTATAGGAAGGTTGAGAAATGATAGGCCTTTCACCTATCCGGCAATGCCGACTTTTGTTAAGGGTGTCTACTCATGCTATTGAACCCTATCGAATTATTTATCCTTACTCCTATGTTCTTCCTCATACTTACCGATGCGATATGCCATGATAAGCGTACCGAAGAACATTGCTGCGATAATGTAAATCATAAAATTACGTTAAGGTTTTCAATATGGGTTTTGTACTCGTTATCAAACTTTGAAGTAAGGCTATCATTAACCGATTTCTTTGCGTGGATAACAGTTGTATGATCACGGCTGCCGAATATTGCACCAACCTCTGATAAGGTAATCTCTGTTTGATTCAGCAGGTACCACATCGTTATATGCCGGGCTACTACTAAATTTCTCATCCGGCTTTTAGATTGCAGCGATTCAAACGGTATTCGAAAGTAGTTACTGCAAGTCTTTATTATGTTGTCTATTTGCAGTTTTGAGTTCAATACGATAGGAACATTCACTTTCCCTTTCATACCGGGGAGCGCAAAGTAACTTATCCTTTGTTTTGGTGTAGTTGGCAAGTATAGTGTAATAAAGGGGGATGCGTTTAAGCGTGCGGTTTTGAGTTTTTTGGTTAGCATGAGTCATTGTTAAATATATTTAAGTAATAGTTGTTTAATTTCAGCCCTCGCAGCATCCCCCGCAGCATCCCCCGCAGCATCCCTCGCAGCATCCCCCGCAGCATCCCCCGCAGCATCCCACGCAGGAGCCCACGCAGCAGCCCACGCAGCATCCCCCGCAGGAGCCCTCGCAGCAGCCCCCGCAGGAGCCCACGCAGCAGCCCACGCAGCAGCCCCCGCAGGAGCCCACGCAGCATCCCACGCAGCAGCCCTCGCAGCAGCCCACGCAGCAGCCAATTCTTCCAATGTTATCAATCCATTATCGTAATCCCTTGCAGCCTGTATAGCCAAACGTGGGCGTTTATCATTTGGGTAATCTTTCTCATAAAAAGGTAGCACCATTTCAGCGCAATCAGCCGCAAACAATCTAATTTCTTTATCCTTACCATCTACTGCACGTAACGCCCAAATGGTATCATCTAACCCATTTGATTCAAGTATTGTGCGCAGTTGTAAAGGTTCATAATCTGACTGCGTTTTGTTTAAATGATTTAGTAATTTCTCCCACCCTTCTTTACAGGGCATATGAAATTTAATTTTGTTGAGTGTGGTTAGCATTGGTTATCATTTGTATTGTAATTGTAAGGTTATAACTGACATTAGAGATATAAAACCCCCCGACATCGCTGCCAGAGGGAGAACCACAACTAACCATGCCCTTGTAAGTTAAGCAATTCTGCGCTAAATGGCAAGGCAAACAACTCCTGCATTAATTCCCGGCTAACAAGTATAGCACCGTTGTTGTAAGTTGACCGGATAGACTTGTAAGGTATGTGCATTTCGTTTGGATCGAAATCTTCAAGCATCCTTTCCTTTGTAGGATATTCCTCATACCGATTAGCGTTCGGGCTAAAGATTTCATACACCGTGCGAATGTCAATTAACTCCGTGCGCTGCATGTAAAATTTGATAGTGTAGATAGGTTCTCCGGCATCATCGTAACATACGAAGGAATTACCTTTTCTGTCATACTGTAGGCCGGTACGCTCGGCATACTGTTGAGCCATTTGCGGGGTTGAAAGCACTACTGTTGTCATGTGTTTGTTTTTTAATATAATGAATGAATGGTTAAAACTCCAGTGTATTTATTATCCCTCCTAATTCTTACGCATTGCTTCTTCGCATCGTGCATACTTTGAGCAAGTATAATATCGCAAAGGATGTTGTTGAAGTAGATTAGGTAGGTGTTCATGTGTCAAAGATATAATTTCAATCCAATACCAACCAAATATTTTTGGATTTATTTTTGCAATTTAGTTGCATTTTCCACTATCTTATTGATTTTCATGCACTCCGAATGAGATAATTCTGCTTTGCCGTTCACAAATTCATGCAGTTTTAGCTTACGGATGCCGGCTTTACGCTCAATGGCGGAGAGGTTAAATACGTGTTGACCTTTGAATAGTTGTTTGAGTTGTTCCATAATTTATAGTGTGTTTTTTAAATATGCAATGTTTAATGATAATTCTGTTAATTGTGGGTTGCCTTGAAAAATATGAGGATATGAATATCCTAATTTTCTGATTTCATTTTGTACTTCACTAAAAATTAATTCTTTTTGTTGCTGCTCCATCTCCTTAGCCTTTTCAAATGCCAATTCAACATAATCCATATGTTCTGGATTAATGCTTTTTTTTATTGTTTTTTCTAGCCATTCTATTGGTGGTAATGATTTCTCCATAAAAATATATTTTTACAAACCTACAAAATAATTTTGGTAGTATCAAAACTATTTGCAATCTTTGAGTCCTAAAACAAAAACACATGAACATCGTAAAACACACCGCCACCGAAATAATGAGCATCGGTAAGGCGTTTGCGGAGTCCGGAATGTTTCCGGATATTAAATCCGCTGCTCAAGCAATCGTTAAAATTCAAGCAGGTGCAGAACTGGGCATCGCACCTTTTGCCGCTATGTCCGGCATCCACATTATTAGTGGTAAACCAACCATTGGGGCGGGCGTAATGGCTGCAATGGTAAAAGCATCCGGTAAGTACAATTACAAGGTAACGCAGCAGACTGATAAAGTATGCTCTATTGATTACTATGAAGGTGCAGAAATGGTAGGCACATCAACCTTCACAATCGAAGATGCAAAAAAAGCCGGAACTAAAAACACCGACAAATTTCCACGCAATATGTTATTTGCCAGGGCGATGAGTAACGGGGTTAAGTGGTATACTCCGGATGTATTTGCAGGGCCGGTTTACGTTCCGGAGGAAATGGAATCAGTAGTGCAGCATCAAGGTATTGATAATCTCAATGGCAGCATTTACGATATTGCTGCCGATACTTTGAAAACCAAACGCATCCTAACAGATGAACAATTTCAATCCGCTATCGTAAAAATACAAGATGGCGAATGCATCAAAGGATCAACCGTAACCGTGTACGATTGGATTAAAACTGAATGCCAACTGACCGAAGCACAACAAAATACCTTTAACCTTTTAAACACCCAAGACAATGGAATTAATTAAATTCAACCACACAACAAAGGAAGAACGTACACAGGTAGTACGTGAAATCTTCCAGGAATTACTTGAAGGGCGCATTAACCCTATGGAGTTACACATCCGGATGAAGTGCATAGAGGAAGTAGTAAAGCAACTCACATCAATGCCTGCGTACAAAGCAATCGTACTGGATGATGCCGAGAAGCACGGCAAGTCCTTTCAGTATCAAAATGCGAAGGTTGATATAAGGGAAGTTGGGGTGAAGTATGATTATTCGGGGTGTGGGAATAGTACGTTAAATGAATTGTACCAAAAGCAAAGTACTATAAATTCTGCTATAAAGGTGTATGAAGAATATCATAAACCTTTACCTGCATCCGGTATTCAAGTAGTACATCCCGAAACAGGCGAAGTAGAAACCCATTATCCACCTGCGAAAACTTCTACCACATCGGTGGCGGTAACTTTGAAGTAAACGGCAACCACCTTGGCGTAACCGAAAATGAATATCGGCTTGGGTAACGCCCCTGATTGTATCGGGGAGATACAGGTTCGAGTCCTGTAGGTGGTTCTAAATCATACCGGCTCTGATTAACCGGCTTTGTTATGGCTACATTCTACACAGGCAGCATCTGCCTATCAGACATCCCTAAAGAGAAAATTACCGAAGCAAAGAACGGTAAGAAGTATCTAAACCTTACCCTATGGGTAAATGACACCGCCGACCAGTACGGCAACATTGGCAGCATTCAAGTATCTCAGACTAAGGAGCAAAGGGATGCACAGGAAAAGAAGCAGTATATTGGGAACTTTAAGGCACCTACTGCGCAGGCGGCACCCGTACAGGCAGCTACTGAAGATTCCGGATTACCCTTTTAACTAACCAGGGAGGGGACACATCAACCCCTCCCTTAACCACAAACCATGACCATCCACCAATACATCGAACGCAAATACTTTCGGCTAAACACAATGGCAACAATCCGCAATGGGGTGTTATACCATTGGGTTAACGAAAGATGGATGCCGAATAAGGAATTTGAACGGATATTCCCGCTGCCTACGAAAGTGGGGAAGCAGTTAACTAATTTGGATAAGAATAAGAATAGCCTACTATGATTGAGTTAAATAAGATATACAATGAGAATTGTATTGATACAATGAATAGGATACCGGATAAATTTATTGATTTAACTGTAACATCACCTCCATACGATAATTTGAGAGATTACCAAGGATACTCTTTTCCGTTTGAAGATATTGCAAAAGAGTTATATCGTATTACAAAAGTTGGTGGAGTATTAGTATGGATAGTTGGCGATGCAACAATTAATGGCAGCGAAACAGGTACATCATTTAGACAAGCATTATTTTTTATGCAATGCGGCTTTAATTTACATGACACAATGATTTATAGTAAAACACCAAGTTTTCCTGCTGCAACTGGTGATAAAAGATATTCTCAATCATTTGAGTATATGTTTATTTTCAGCAAAGCAGAGCCTAAAACTGCTAATTTATTAAAGGACACAAAAAATAAATGGGGCGGTTCTACTTCATGGGGTAAAACATCAGAGCGTAAAAAAGATGGAACTATTAAAGAAAGAGAATTGATTAATGTACAGGAGTTTGGGTATAGGTTTAATAATTGGGAATATGCAACAGGGAAAGGAAATACTACCCGTGATGATATTGCTTTTTTGCACCCTGCTATGTTTCCTGAAAAACTTGCAGAAGACCATATTTTAAGTTGGAGCAATGAAGGAGATATTGTTTATGACTGCTTTGGTGGCTCGGGTACAACTGCTAAAATGTCTCATAAATGGAAGCGTAATTGGGTATTATCTGAAATATCAACTGAATACACCGAAATGGCAAACAAAAGACTACAACCATACCTTTCACAATCAACCCTATTCTAATGAAACAACTCCCCCTCTGGAAACTACGCTATAACACCGCCCATTACAATTACACCGCCCAACGTACCCCAAGCATCGTAAAGGATGGTTTATACACGCCACCGCCTACGCCTGTAGTTACTAAATCCAATGGGCTGACTACGTTTATTATTAACTTCCTTAACTGGAGTGGATACCGGGCTACACGTATAAATACTATGGGCAGGCAAATTAATGGGAAGTTTATCCCATCTGCAACAAGGAAGGGGACTGCTGATATTTCGGCTACGATCCGGGATAAGAACGGAATAGGCAGAAGCATTATGATAGAAATAAAAGTTGGGAAAGATAAAGCATCGCAGTATCAATTAGATGAGCAAAAAAAAGAAAGACAGGCAGGCGGCATCTATGAATTTATATCTACACCGGAACAATTTTTTACATTATTTGATTCAATAGTAAATTAATTGTATATTTGTATTGTTGTGTGGTAGCAACAATTAAGAACTTTATGCCCGAAGATTAGGGATGCGACTACCACCGCTCCCTTTTCTGAGGGTTTTTTATTTATGGAAAAGGAATGTAAAGAATGTACTAAATTATTTAGAGTAAAGCCATCTCATTTTAGTAGAAGAATAGTTTGTTCTAAAAAATGCCAATCTGAATTATATAAAAAAAGTATGATTGGTGTAAACAACCCAAATTATAAAAACAACTTAATAAAAGAATTTACCTGTATAAGTTGTAATACTAAATTTATACTACCGACAAGAAAAAAAGTAGTAAAAACATGTTCTAAGAAATGTTATTTAAAAAATCTTAGTAAACTACACAAAGGAAAAACAATATTTAACAAAAGGAAAAGAACGCATATTACATTAGATAAAATGTTTTGTAAATGCGGAACAAAAAAAGATGTTAAATCAAATACATGTTCAACGTGTTTTATAAATTCTATAAAAAGGGAGTATAAAAAATGTGTAATTTGTTCAAATGTTTTCTACCCTAATACAAATAGAGCTAAATTTTGCTCAGTTGAATGTATAAAAATAAATAAACAAAAAACTACAAAAGGTAAAGGTAATCCCAACTGGAAAGGAGGAATTGGTTCTGCCAATCAAATAGAAAGAAAATCAAAAGAATTTAAAGATTGGAGATTGTCTGTTTTTATAAGAGATAAATACACTTGCTTGGATTGCGGTAAAATAGGTGGTACTTTGCATGCCCACCACATTTTGCCATTTGCGAAATATAAAGAATTAAGATTTGAAATAACCAATGGAAAAACTTTATGTGTTAGCTGCCATAAAAAGTATCATACAAACATGAATTTTAAATAACCCACCAATGCACCAATACACCGACTACCAATCACTCGGATTAAAAGTCATCCCTATACAATGGGATAGCGAAACAAAGCAACCTGTATCACATCGCAACTGGAGCAATCCCGATGACCTGCACCTTCGCCCTACGGATAATGGGTTAATGATACTAACAGGCAACAACTACGGCTGCTTAGACTTTGACCTCAAGAATACAAAAGATAAGGAACTATTCAGCAAGTGGATGGCTATAATAACCAACGAGGCACCAGAAATCTTCAGCAAGGTATTCATTGAACAAACCCGCAACGCAGGGTATCACGTGTGGCTGAACTATGCAGCACTACCCAACAAGACACCGCTTGCCGAATCCCCAGAGGGTAACGAGGTAATCGCCCTGTATTCAAATGGCCCGGTGGTTTACACATTTCCAACACCCGGTTATACAGAATTTCACCAAAGTATGGAAGATGTGCAGGAGTTAACTGAAAGTGAGTATAACTACCTAATAGAAGTTTCACAATACTTTAACGAATACAAACCCAAGTACGACCCAAGCAAGAAAGCAATTAGCTATCCGGCCGGGTATGAGCAGCAAATGAGCGACTTTGATACGCAAATATCCGATAGTGATTTCGATACCTTACTTGCAGATATAGGACTAATTCCCATACAAGGCTACCGATACGGTAAGAATGATAAGTTCCAGGCATACAGGCGCAAGGGTAGCGATTCGGCCGGCATATCCGCTAAAGTGTATTATAACGCTCGCAGGGTTATGATATTCAGCGCATCCATGAGTAACTTTCCCCACTGGCACAATAAAGAGCAATATCCGGTGTGGTGCTTGCCGCCATCGTTTATTCTGTTCTACCACCTCGGCAGGGATTGGGATGCCGTACTCAAACACATAGGCATTGAACCCGTTGAACAGGGTTACCCTTATAGTATTTTCCCACAACTTATTAACAATTCGCTGCACGAAGTAGCAACCGAAATGAGTCTATGCCCGGAGTTTCTTGCTACGGCCGGAATATGGACTATATCATCACTTGCTGGCAACTGCTACACATCCGACTTCCACAATGTTAAAAACATCGTATTTGCCATAATGATTGCCCCGGTATCGGTGGGTAAAACACCTGCATTCAAAGCTATGTGTGAGGAACCATTAGCCGGGCTATTAAAAACAGAAGATGCCGCCTATAAATTAGCAATCGATAACTGGCTACTTGAGAAAGCATCCGCCAATGTAAATAAGGAATCATTCAGCAAACCCAAGCCTAAACGATTTCACCCATTTGCAGTTGATGGCACAACGGAGGGCTACATCGCCCTAATGCAAGACCAGGAAGCAGGCATGGGGGTATATCACGATGAAGCGGAAACAATACTTAATGCAGGGGCGCACAAAGCCAATAACGATGCAATTTCATTTTTCACCCAAGCATTCACCGGGGGCAGGTACACTCAAATCAGAGCAGATCGGGAGAAAGAAAGGGTAGTTAAATCCCTTAACATATCCCTGCTAATGGGTACGCAGCCATCCAGGTTAGCGCACATATTCGGTGCCGATAAAATTCAATCAGGATTTGCAAGCCGATTCCTTATGGTAAAATCCGATTACATCAAACTGAATGAAGATGCCGACCCATTCAGCGGTGGCCGGCAAATGTGTAAGGAATGGAAGGAACTCGTTACTCACCTTTACCGCATTAACAAAGAATTTGCAGCCGGAGATTGTGCGCCCATACGTATTGAGATTACACCGGATGCGAAAACACTATACACGAAGTACTACAGGCAGAATTTAGCGGATGCCAATAGCCGGATGGCAGGTAAGGCCGAGCAATACATAATGGGTGCGGAAGCTAAAATGAGCGCATACTTCCCACGAATGTGCCATGTGGTAAGTATCTGTCATAATCCACTAAAACCGGTTATAACGGTGGAAATAGTCAACAAAGCATATAACCTATACAGGTACTATGCCGAGAGTACGATATCCATAATTAGTGAGTTATGCGCTGAAACTGAATCCGGATTGCCTGCAGACCTGCGCCTGTTAGTTGATAACCTACCGCCAAAGTTTACAACAAAGGAGGTAGATTTGCTATGTGTAAGATTTAACATTAAGCCTAAAAGGTTTTTCAATGCGATTCGCAGGGCTGACTTTGCGAGGGTGATTAAGAGGGTGGCGCATGGGCAGTATGAGAAAATGTAGTTGGTTACAATTACTAACCAACTGAAATAATATTTCATGTGGTGTTTTGGTTTCCCCTGGTGTTTCTACATCGGGGGTTTTTTATACCCATTTACGCCCAAATTGGGGGTAATACTCAACATTAATACCTAATTTGATTGATAAAGCCAATGTTTGTGAGCGATAAACTATACCATTTAGTTGGCATCAAATTCTCAATATTCTCACCAAGTGAGAATTTATAACTTATTGATTACCATAGGCTAACTACCCATATTCTCACTTGCTCGAGAATTTAAAGAAATAATAATTCTATATATTTATATATCTAATACTATACTATACTAAAGGGTGAGTGAGAATTTGAGAATATCGAGAATTTGACTATAACTAATTGATAATCAATATTTTATTTGAGAATTTGACTGAGAATATCTGAGAATATAATAATTTATTTGTTCAATAAGTCCAGAATGTGTATATTTGTTCATTAAATAATCAACTATGGAAAAAATGAATCAAAGGCAGGCAGCCGAATATTTATGGGTTTGTCAGCATACGATTAAAAGATGGGTAAGCAAAGGGATATTAAAATGTACATGTATAGGTGCAAAAAAGCGTGTATACTTCAAGGAAGATTTAGATGCACTAAAAAAGCAGCTAAATCAAAATTCTTGGCATCCTGCAAGCGGTTTACTGAATCCTTAGTAACTTTGTCTAAAGTAGAACTTAGTACATGGCTATTGGTAAAAAGACTGGAGGAAGAAAAGCAGGTACGCCTAATGTAACTACCAAATCGGTGAGGGAACATTTTGCCTATGCGTTTGAACTATTGCAGGAATCACCCTCGGCAAACATTATGACTTGGGCAGAATCCAACCCCACCGAATTCTACCGCCTTGCCTCCAAACTCATCCCCCTACAGGTAGCCAACGATCCCGATAACCCAATGCCGACAACCATTATTCAGATAATCCCTGATACAAAATCCCATCCCATTATTTCGCAATAGTGGAAAAAAACCACCGAAATGTATAAATTGTGTGTTTATTGTGGAAAACAAAAGTGTAGGTTACAAATGAACCATGCCAAAGATATTTGTTATCTTTGTGAAACACGAACGGAAACCATGCACATACATTACAACTTTGCTACACGAAGCCGGCCCAAAAAGATGGCTGCTGCATTTGCTACTATCCTGGCACATTCTTACAAGACAAGTTACACCGTAGGATTAACCATTGATGATGATGATACCGCTACACTTAACTCGAATGAGTTATCCGACCTGCTAAAGTTCCCCAATGTATTTATCACAATGGGTAAATCAAAAAGCAAGGTACACGCCATCAACCGGGGCATGGAAGGATGGCAGGGTGATATTGTGGTGAATATGAGCGATGACATGCGATTCCTTAAACAGGGCTATGACATTGACATCATTAACGCATTTGAGGGTAACTTAGACCTATTCATTCACTTTCCGGATGGGCGGGTTAATCACCTGCTACCAACGATGTCAATAATGGGTAGAACGTACTATGAGCGTTTCGGGTACATCTACCATCCCCAATACGAATCCCTTTGGTGCGATAATGAGGCTATGGATGTGGCGAAGCAGATAAATGCGTATAAATACGTAGATAAGCGGATATTCGACCACTATCACCCTGCATGGACTGGGGAACCTGTAGATGCGTTGCTTAATCACACTCAATCGTTTTTCCGTGCAGATGAGATAACCTATATCCGGAGGAGTAAAGCCGGGTTTCCAAAACAGAATGTATGACCTTATCAATCCTAATCTGCACCCTACCCCAACGGGCCGGCTACCTATCGCAGCTACTACAGGTACTGACACCGCAACGCACACCAGAGGTTGAGATACTGACCGAATCGGATAATGGTGCAATGACAACAGGGCGTAAACGTAACCTACTGCTGCAACGAAGCAAGGGAAAGTACGTTGTGTTCGTTGATGATGATGACATGGTTGCGTCCACATACGTTAAAGATATTCTCAACGCCGCCGAGAGTAATCCGGATGCCATCGTATTCAACGGCACAATGACCACCAACGGCACGGATGAGCGTAAGTGGTACATATCAAAGGATTACGGGTATGAGGCGAAGGGCGGGGCTTATTACAGGTATCCTAATCATATTGTACCCATACGCAGGGAGATTGCGCTGGCATTCCCTTTTATGGATATACGTATTGGTGAGGATTATGCGTGGGCTACTGCTATACATAATGCAGGGCTAATTAAGACAGAAGTGAAGATTGAGAAGGAATTGTATCACTATCAATTTAGAACTAATAAATAAGTAACATGGCACAACAGACAGCGTTAAGTTGGTATATTGAACAACATAAAATATTATCAAGTAAAACAGACGATATGCCTATTTCAGAACTTGTTGTTAAAATAAAAGATATAGAAATACAAGCCAAAGAAATGGAAAAGCAGCAGATAGAAGCAGCGTGGAAAAGAGGTGATGGGGAACATGATAAAGTTGCAGATGAATTAGCCAAACAATACTACATCAAAACCTACGGCAAATGAGATACTCCCAAAATAACGAGCAAGACATAATCCTTGCATACTTCCAATCCCGCAAAGGTTTCTTTCTGGACATTGGTGCCAATGATGGAGTTACCTTAAGCAATACCTACGCATTGCAGCTACAAGGTTGGAGTGGTGTATTGGTAGAACCATCCGAAAGTGCATTTAACAGAATTGTTGCACAATCAGGAGTGCATAAGTTCAACGTAGCCATAGGCGAAACGGATGGGCATTGTACGTTCCATGAGATGGGTAACCATTTAGGCAAGGGCGATGTATCGCTGCTATCAACTATCAAGAAAACCGAACTCAAACGATGGCCGGGTACGGAGTTCAAAGAGCGAATGACAGAGGTATGGACCTACAATACCCTAATCAAGAACTCCCCATTTAAATACTTTGATTTCATCTCTATTGATGCGGAGGGCGTAGATTTTGAGATATTAGAACAAATCAACCTTAAGCATACGCAGATGGTTTGCATTGAGCATAATGGGAATGTAGACTTATTTCATCTTATCAAAGATTACTGCAATAAGGCAGGGTTAAATAAATGTTTATTAACAAACTTAGAGAATGTAATATGGGCAAGGTAACATCCGGTAAAGTAATCGTATCCCTATCATCCACAGGCAGGGAAAACTACAACGAGGCGCAATTAGGGCTAATCAGAAGTATAGACCGCAAAGCACCCGACTATGATACACATTTACGTAGTGTAGATGGGTATGTGGATGAGTACCTGGAAAGAAAGATATACCTCGGCGACTGGCCTAATACCGAGAAGTGGGGTAAGTCATGGAGCCATCAGAATATGCCATACCAATTTAAACCTTTCATGGTAGCGGAAGCGTTGGAGATGGGATACCGGAAAATCATTTGGTGCGATTCAACAATACGGGTACATCAGAACCCCGATCCATTGTGGGCGTTAGCTGCCGAACATGGTATTGTAGCCTGGAACAATGAAGGGCATCCGCTTGAGAAGTACATACCCGACCATCAGTTAGAGTTTCTCAAGATTGATTCAGCTAAAGGTATGTATCAGATTATGGCCTGTTGTATTGTGTTCGATTTCGACCATCCTGCAACGATGCCTATCTTTGAAAAGTGGATACAGGGTGCGAAGGAGAATTGTTTTCACCACAATGAAAGTAAGAATCCGCATTATATTAGCAGCCGGCATGACCAGGCTCTACTATCAGGGTTGATGAACTTAGCAGGTATTCCGGTGCAACCATATGGAGGATTGGCGTATAGGCACTATCTACCTGTTGAACCTTATTTTATTAATTGGGGGGTAAAAGATTAGTTATGGACTTCACCAAAGAGCAATTCATTAACTTTTGGGGCAAGAGCGGATATTACGAAGCGTTTACCTATGGGATAGGCATAGACAAGGTAATTGAGCGTACTATTGTGCCATTCAGCAATAAAACCTGTTTAGAAATTGGATGCGGTGGCGGTGTATTTACTAAGGTACTATCAGAGCAGTTCGATAATGTAATCGGAATAGATGTAATACCGTTACATGATGGAGTGATATACCATAATTTAGAATATAAGGAATTAGATAACCAAGACTACAAATGCACAGGCATACTGGACAACTCAATCGACTTCGTATTCAGTTACGGAGTATTCTGCCACTTCTCAAATGATGCCATCAAAGAGTATCTGCAATCTATTTACAGAGTGATGAAGAAGGGCGGTGATTGTGTGATAATGATTAGTAACTTTGACAAATTGAAAGCACAGTTCCCAGACTTCGATGACTGGAGCAAGTACAATTTAGGGGATAGGATGTTAATCGGACACTTCTACCAAGATGATAGAACGGTGGATATTATGAAGCATAAATTCAAAATTGTTAGCCGTAACCTAACACCCGACCACAGGGATATAGTGGTACATCTAAAGAAATAATATGGGCTACACTCACGAAACAACAAAACTAATAGACCCCTACCTGCCACACATCCAATCGGTGGTAGACCTCGGAGCGCAAAACGATTACAGGGTGCCATTACCCGCCCCTTACACTAAAGACAGTTACTATGCAGGCAAAGATTACGAAGCCATCGATATTTCGGGTGAGAACGGCTCAACCCCGTTGGACTTATCCCGATTGCACAAATTCGACAAACAGTTTGATTTACTCGTTGATGCCGGCACAAGCGAACACGTTGGCACCAACGGCAAGCATGACATCAAAGCCATATACAATTGTTGGAAAAATAAACACAACCTTGTTAAAGTCGGAGGTTATATCATCTCCGAAAACCCCAAAACAGGCAACTGGCCCGGTCATGGATTCAACTACTACACCGAAGCGTTCTACCTTTGTTTGGCTCAAGTCTGCGGTTATAACCTTATCTCTGTTGGTAGCGTTGCTGCTATGGGGAATTTTGTTGATGGGTGGAATGTTTACTCGGTTCTGCAAAAGACTAAAGAGGAGTTTTGTACGTTAACTGAATTCAAGACCTGTGGAATTAAAACAGATTAGAGCAACCCCCGTATTCTACGAAAACCTTGCAGCATACCAAAGCGATGCCCCTATAATCTGTAATGAGGGCGGCAGCCGGAGTAGCAAATCCTATAGCATAGTACAACTTCTCATCTCCATCGCAGCCGATAGGAATGCGAAAAACATACGCATCTCTATCGTATCGCACTCCCTACCTCATATCAAACGTGGTGCATACAGGGATTTCAAAACTATCATGGAGGAATGGAATCTCTGGGATGAAAAGAAATTCAGCTACACCGATTTCATATACCGATTTGATAATGGTAGCTACATCGAACTATTCGGATTAGAGGATGAGGGCAAGGCAAGAGGCCCAGGCAGGGATATACTATTTATCAATGAAGCAAACCTAATCCGTAAGGCGTTATTCGACCAGTTGGCAATGCGTACAACGGGTAAGATATTTCTCGACTGGAATCCTGCGGATTTCGTTTCATGGGTGTATGAGGTATCGGATAACCCGATTAACAAACGCATTCACTCTACCTACCTTAATAACCTCGGCAACCTTTCGCAAATTCAGATTGATACCATAGAAAGCTACAAATCATTACCCGATGATTTCATGTGGAAAGTTTATGGACTCGGGCAGCGTGGCGCAGCGAAGGAGATTATTTATACCCAATGGCAAATAACAGATGAGTTACCCGAGGGCGGCGATATATTCTATGGTTTAGACTTCGGTTATGTTCACCCACTTGCACTTGTCAAGGTATGCCATTACCAGGGGGCGAACTATGTAAAGCAACTCATTTACAAATCCGGATTAACCCCATCCGAAATAAGCAGGGAAGTGAAGGACCATATCAGCGACCGCAAGCCCGTGTACTGCGATGCTGCAGAACCTAAAAGCATTGAGGAATTATACAGGGGCGGTATCAACGCACAAACTGCAAACAAAGAAGTATGGGCAGGGATACTCAAGGTGAAATCATACCCGCTATTCGTGCATAAGGATAGTAAGGACATCATTCGGGAACTGCAATCCTACAAATGGAGAAAGGATAAAAATGATAATGTGATTGATGAACCTGTGAAGGAATCCGATGATGCGCTTGATGCGATGCGCTATGCCATATTCACCCACCTACATAAGCCTGCCTTTAAGGTGGCGGTATGGTAAGGGTTTTCAGCGTAATTTTGTATAAATCATTTTAATATGGGTTTATTCGATTTCCTTACACGTAAGGCGGCACCCGCTAAGATGCCTGTGCAAATGTCTGTTGAGCGTGGATTACTAACGTGGGATGGGCAGAACCAAGCAGAGATAGTTCGAGATAGTTATATTGGCAATGATTTAGTGTATGCCATCATTACGCTGATAACCCAAAAAGCAAAGGTTGCGCCCTGGTTTGTGTACCGTGTAAAGAATAAAGCAGCGCAGAAACGCTACATGGCTAAGATGCAGCAACCGGATGCGATTACTGATTACGCCAAATTGAAGGAACTGAAAGAAGAAGCATTCGAAATATACGAAGGCGATACCCGGTTGAATGAATTACTGAAATACCCGAACTCTGAAGATACATGGAGCGACATCATTGAGCAATGGGTAGGTTTTAAGAAGATAACAGGCAATGCGTTCATGTACGCAAAGCAGGTCGGGGAGGAATCAGTAAACAGGGGCAAGCCGTTAGAACTTTATATGTTGCCATCCCAATACATGGCAATCAAAGTGGATATTGAGCAGTTCCCACCAAAGAAGGTAGCCTATCAGTTGTACTACGGGCAGTATATCCCTTTCAATACAATAGAGATTCTGCACGATAAATATTTCAACCCCGAATGGAATGCGACCGGTGGGCAGTTGTACGGATTATCACCGCTACGTGCAGCAAGCAAGGTGCTGACACGTTCCAATGCAAGTAAGGAGGCATCTGTAGCGATGTTTGATAATATGGGGCCGTTAGGGGTGTTATACATGGATGACCAGAGGTTTGATCCGTTATCCGGTAGCGAACAAGCATCGGCACTCAAGATGCAAATATCAGCCAACACCGGAGCGAATAAGCACGGAAGCGCAGCCGTATCAGGCTACAAAGTAGGATGGGCGCAGATAGGGTTACCTGCGAAGGACTTGCAATTAATCGAAGCAGAGAAATGGGATAAGGAGGCATTATGTTCAATCTACGGAGTACCTCCGGTGTTATTGGGTAATACGGATGCTGCTACCTACAACAACATGAAAGAAGCGGAGAAATCCTTAACCATTCGGGCGGTACTTCCCGAACTAACTGCCATCCGTGATAACATCAACCGCAAGATGCAGACCGATTGGGGTTACAAGGGTAGCGATATATTCGTGGACTTTGACATGAGTATCTATTCCGAACTTGAAGCCAATAGGGCAGAGCAAAGTACCTGGTTAAATACTGCGTGGTGGTTGACACCGGAGCAGAAACTAAAGATACAGGGCCTTGCACCCGATCCGAATGTACCGATTGAAGATTATCAAAAGTTGTATATTCCGCAAAGTTTGACACCCGTAGATGATTTCACTAACCTTCCTTTGAATGTACCGCCAACTCTATAACGCATATCGCAAAAGATACAGGGTGCTAATCAAGCGTGAGTTAGATAAGCAGACCAAGCAAATACTTAGTGGTGAGCAGCCAAGTAAGGAAGGGCTAAAAAACACACTACGTAATTTGCAACAGGGGGCAAGCAAAGCAATGGCAAAGCACTCATACACCAAAATACGCAAGTCGGCAGGTGTAAAGGATTCCATGACACCTGAGCAGAAATGGGCAGACATTATGAGAATACTAATAGAGAAATCATTAGAAAAACTTGTTGATGACATTACAGAAACAACAAAGGAAAAAGTAAGGCAAGCACTAATAAATGGAGCACAGGAGAATTGGGATTTACAAAAGATTATTCAAGAGATAGAGAAAGCAGGGGTAAACGCATATCGTGCAGAATTAATTGCACGTACCGAAACTACTAAAGCAGCTAATCAAGGTGCATTACTTGGGGCAGTATCAACCGGATTGCAATCTGTTAAAGAATGGATAGCAATATTAGATGATAGAACACGTAGAACCCCTCGTGATATGTTCGACCATTTTACTATGGATGGTAAGCAAGTGCCGATTGATGAATTGTTTACCGTTACCGGAAGTGAATCTTCTGCATCAATGGAATACCCCGGAGACCCAAGCGGAGGGTTAGGTAATATTTGTAATTGCAGGTGTACAATAGGATTCGAGGCATTAAGAGATGCAAACGATAAACCGATACCAATACAAGGTGGATTACGTGGCGCAGCAGGGGAGATGTGGAACCTATGGAATAACCCCGTATTTTTGCAAGTAAACAGAGGAGTATATGAAGCATTACCAGGTTAAAAATATTAGCAACGGCATAGAGGATATGGATGTGCGTTCACGTAACGTGAAAACCGTATGGGCAATGTGTGGCAATGTGGACTTAGATAATGATGTGATTGTACCGGAAGCATTCACTAAAACAATACAGGAACGTGGGCCGCTTGGGAAAAATCTTATTTGGTCATTAGTTGACCATAAGAGCAGCATGAAGTACGCACTCGGTAAGCCGAAAGAATTATACGTGGAAGGTAATGCACTTATAGCCGTTACTGAAATTATAGAAACTGAAATGGGTGAAGATATGCTGAAACTTTATGAGGCTAATTTAATCAATCAGCACTCAATCGGATTCAGCACTATCAAGTCCGAAATGGATAATTCTACTGGCATCCGTACAATCAAAGAGTTGATGTTATACGAAGGTAGTGCGGTACTATGGGCAGCCAATCCAGAAACGCCTACATTAGCCATGTACAAAGGGATGGAGCAATCAGATGTGCAGGAAACGCTGAATGGTAGATTAGAAAAGCTATTCAAGGCGTTTAAGCATGGCACATTTACAGATGAAACTTTCTCCCTGTTGGAGATAGAAATAAAGCAAATACAAAAAGCAATTTCAGACATTACCACTCAACCCGCAGCGAACGCAGTCGAGCCGGACACGAATGCACTTGTATTTGAAGCACTCAAACAATTTAATCACTCGTTAAAATCATTCAAATGACAAACGAACAAATCGCTGCGGAGGTAAAATCTATAGGAGACAACCTTACGCAAGTATTGGCAAATTCTGCCAATGCAAAGACTGATGCCACAGAGGCTAAATCAGTAGTTAACGAACTCAAAAGCAAACTTGAATCAGTTGCATCTGCTGCTGACCTTGCCGAGTTCAAATCAGTTATGCAAAATCAATTCGATGCCCTTACCACTAAGGTTAAAGCAGGCAATCCTGATTCTGCAAAGAGTTTCAACGAAGTATTATCCGAGAAGTTAGAAGGCCGTAACATCGAAGCCGAAATCAAAAAGAATGGTCGTGTTCTGATTGAGATGCCCGAAGTGAAGACTATCACTTTGGCTACTAACCTTTCCGGTGATAGCGTTGCTACTTACAATACCCGCCAAGCTACACAGCCTGCGCAGTTAGTAAATATGCGTGATTTCGTTCCAACCGTTCAAAGCCCTACAGGTTTGTATGTAACCTATCGTGAGGCTACTGGTAATGCGAACAACATCGCTGCACAACTTGAAGGTTCACTCAAGCAAGAGAACAACTATTCTCTGACCGAGGTTAAGACTGTTAATCAGTTCATCGCTGGTTTCACTAAGTTTAGCCGCCAGATGCTTGCATCTTTGCCATTTATGAGTCAAACGCTTCCACGTTTGTTAACTCGTGATTTCTTCAAGGCAGAGAATGCTTCTTTCTTCTCTACCGTTTCCGGTGCATCTACTGGTGTTACTACCACTTCTGCTTCTACCAACCTCGGAGATTTGATTCAGTTGATTGGTAATCAGCGTGCTGCTGATTTCAGTCCTTCTGTAATCTTCGTGAGCAATGCACAATATAGCACTTTGCTGATTGAATCTTTCACCAATGGTTACTACTTGGGTGCAGGTTCTCTCGGTATCGGTGCTAACGGTGCTTTGAATCTTGTTGGCGTGCCTATCGTTGGCGTTAACTGGATTCCTACCAACCGTGCTTTGGTACTTGACAACTCATTTATTGAGCGTGTAGAGGTTAACGGTTTGAACATTGAGTTATCTTACGAAGATCAAAACAACTTCGTAACTAACATGGTTACTGCAAGAATCGAATGTTATGAGGCTATCAACTTGATGCTTCCTAACTCTTCTATTTACGCTACTATCTAAACTTAATGGGGAGGGGTAAAACTCTCCCCATTATTTTTTCCCCATGAAACATATTTCTAAGCGTGAGCGAAAACACCCCACCAAAAAAACTACGCATTTTGTGGCACGTACAGAGCTACTTGCCGATGGCAAAATCTGGGTCAGAATGGAACGCCCACTCAATAAACCAATGGTTGATGAGCAGAGGCCACCTTGTAAAGGTGATGACCTCAAAGATGAACAATGAGAACTACGAATACGATGGAATACACGTATTCAATAGAAGCAATGATTGGTACTTCCATCACGAATGGGCTGATATAATCTTTACACAATTAGATTTCGCAGGGGATGTAGCTATTGACTGCAAAAGCACAAAGAAACCTGCCGTTTGGTTTGCACATAATACTTTCATGTATTCAAGTGTACGTACACACAGGGAGTTGAATGTAGTGTATAATTCGTACTGGAATAGTGAGGAATGTAAATATCAAAACAACGGATTCGTATTGCAGCCACCTGTTGACATTAACCATTACAGGGGTGAGAAAGGCGATAAGATTACCCTGATTAATCTCAATCATAACAAAGGTGCTGAAATGTTCTATCGAATTGCTGAAGCGATGCCGGATAAGCAATTCTTAGGCATACAAGGCGGGTACGGGCAACAGATATACAAAGAGTTACCGAATGTAGAGTTTATGGCTAATCAGTCAGATATACGTATTGCATATCGCAAAACACGAATACTACTAATGCCATCTCACTACGAATCATGGGGGCGCACGGCAACGGAGGCAATGGCATCCGGTATTCCTGTTGTTTGTACTAATCTCCCTGGGCTGCGTGAGAATTGTGCAGGTGCCGCAACGTACTGCAAACAGGATAGATTAGATGAGTGGGTGCAGGCTATACGAAATGTGGAGGAAAACTACGAAATTTGCAGTAATAAGGCATACGATAGGGCAAATGAATTGCAGCCGGAAAACAATCTAATAAAATTCGAGCAATGGGTAACTACTCTTACATATTTGATTCTAACATCACGGAGGTAAGCTATGCCGAACCGGTAACTCTTGCAGAGGCGAAATTGTACATTCGTGTTTCTCATACTTCTGAAGATGCACAAATATCTGAAATGATACGGGCTGCCAGGCAAATAATTGAGAAAGCCACAGGGTTATCCCTTATCACTAAGCAGGCAGAAGTATGGTTTTGCAATAAAGGGGGATGGTTTCAATTTCCGCACGGCCCGATAACTTCATCCATTACCCTGTATGATGTAACCACAGGCACCGAACTAACTGATAAGACTATCATGGGCGGTAAGCATCCGGTTATTACCTTCCCTGCTATTGACAAAATGCGGGCGGTGTATAATGTTGGATTCACGGCATTACCCAATCCTTTGAAAACGGCTATACTTGACCAGGTGAATCACTTGTATGAAAATAGGGGGGCATTCGATGAAACGATGGGTGTATGTCTGAAAGCATGGCGCACTTGTCAGATGTACACTAAAACATCACCTATCTTATGAGAATAAAAGGAAATAGCCCAAGGTTTCTATCGGCTGAATTGCTCATTGAGCCGATATTATTAATGGTGCCTACAACCACAACCGATAGTGAGGGGGGCTACACGGTTACCTATGCGGCAGGCAGTACGATTTGGGGAATGTATGTACCGCTTGGGCAAGACCGACAATTATTATCAGCGGAGGTAACTTTCACCGATTCGGCAAGGGTGTATATCCGCTACCCCCTCACCTTCGATAATACGTATAAAATACAGATTAATGGGTTTGATTACACAATCCATTCGATTACGGATATTGAGAATAGAAAGGAATATTACGAAATCACAATATTTAGATAATGGCTAACGTATCGCTTGACTTATTGGGTGGCAAGGCGGTGAGGCGGATGTTTGCAATAGCAGCCGAAAAGGTAGGCCCGCAACTTGCAAAGGAAATGAATGCATCCGCCTTAACGATTGAGAAAGAGGCAAAGCGGTTAGCACCTGCAAACTTTGGTAAGTTACGTCAGTCCATAAAGCACAATATCGGTGAACCGTTAATGAAATCGGTGTATTCTGAATTAGGTTATGCGCCTTATGTAGAGTTTGGCACGAAATCTAAATCAATGACAAACCCAATACATAAAGGGTTTTCAGCGTATGCCGCACAATTTAAGGGAAAGGGTGAGGGTGATTATGGAGATTTGATATTATCACTTCTTTATTATGTAAAGCGTAAAAAGTTAGCCGGAACATACAAAGTAAAATCAAAACGAAGGGTAGGAAATGCTAATCAAAGGTTAGATGAGGATTTGAGAGTGGCAGAACGCATGGCATACTTTATACTGAAAAATGGAATTAAGCCGCAACCATTCCTAATACCTGCCTACCTCAATGAAAAGCCGAAACTTATTAAACGAATAGTAGAATTATTGAAGTTCAAATGATAATGAAAAACCCCGCCATACCGATAAAACAATGGTTAGTTGCCCGGCTACAGGCATACGCCTACATTGATGTGTACGATGGCATGACTCCAACGGATGCCAACGGGGAATACATTGTTATCAGTTCCCGAACTGCAAACCAGGGCGAAGGGAAAGACTGCTTCCAATTTGAGGTATCCGCTAACGTGGATATAGTAACGAAGGGCAGTAACTTTGGATTCAAGAGAGCAGAACAAATAGCTGAACTTGTTGTGGGTGGTATCAATTCCGATACGGTTGTTACCTTACCAGTTGGTTGGGATTGTAAAAACGTGGTATGTGAGAGCATCAACAATTTAGAGGACTTAGACCCCTTTGAGAACACTTTTCGTGTAATAATTCGTTATACCTTTGTAATCACTCAAACAATATAAAATGGCATACACTTTCGTAAACGGCAGAGATATAATTCTGCAAATAGACTGGGACAACAATTCTACGTTTCTCCCGGTTGCGTGTTTAACTTCCGTATCAATGGACATCAAAAGAGATGCTATTGATGCCGATTCTAAATGTGGCGATAACCAACTGCCAGGAGATAGCATTATGCAGACCATTTCGGTGAGCGGTAATGCCATTGACCAAACAGGTACAATTGACCGTGAAGGTTACGATAGATTGTATTCTTTGATTGGTACAAAAGCAACGGTTGCTGCAAGATTCGGCCCTGCATCTCCTGTATCCGGTGA